TAACCGCAAGGTTACCCCCGTTGGGATGTGAAAAAACTCCTGTAACTGATTCATCTGTGTATTCCTTCCATTCGACTTTGCCACCTGCATTTTGGAAACGGGCAAGCATCGCATCAGCCTTCAATGCGGGTCTGCCTTGGATTATGTGAAAGTCACGAGCTGCCGTTGCAGGGTGTAAACCTTCCGCCTGTGCTACCGCCATCAACGCTAGAACGCTGTTGGTGTCCTTCATACCAAATAGACCAGACTTGGCTATTGCTTGTGCCATCTGCTCCATCTCGTTAAAACTGACAATGTTAGACATGAATAATCTCCGATAAGGTGTAAATAGTGTCAATGACTGAACTTACAGCCATGATCCAAACTGCTATATCAATATTGCTCATTTGACTAAGAACCTCCGAGATCCAGGGGTTTCGACCACAAACTGCTCATAAATATCAGGCATGGCACTTTGAAAGAGTGATGATGAGAACTTCTTAGAGCTTTTAGAGGACTTCCAAGACACTAATGTCTGTCCATCCACTGTTCTAATCTCCTGGCACTCTCCCATAAGATTTCGGACAGCCACTTCAATTTGTTCTTCAGTAGCTTCAAGGTGTTTAATCTGATTTTTGACATCCCGTAACTGAGCGACAGCCAACTCAACTTGCTGTGTAGCCGTAACCACCGCAGTAGAGGATGACGGGTAAATGATCTTAGTTTGCTCAATGGTTTCTGCTGGCGGAAGCGTACCCGCTTGGCAATGACCCCAAACTGTAGCCATCTTCTGTATGAGATCATCTTTTTCCTGATCTGAAATAAAGAACTCAAATGTATGAAACTCTTGACCACCAAATAAAACAGCCAAAAAGATCCGATTAACATTGTGGCAAGCAGCTTCGTGGACAAGTTGTGCGTAATCAGCATCAGGAATCCGATTAGTGTCGGGATCAAACTTAGAGCGAACTGCTGCGTTGTAGTTTTTAGCTTCAACAAGCACACCACCATCAGCACTAATGAAATCAAAATGAGATTTAAACCAAGTATGCTTTGAATGGGTAATCGAGTAATCAGCATCTTTTAACTCCATCTTTAAACGATCTTGAGCCAGCTTTCCAATCAAAGGTTGCATGACATGACCCATCTGCACTGCTTCCACGCCTGAGAGATCTTTTAACTCCTTCTTACCTTGCTTCTCTAGGATCACATCTACCATCTTGCCATTAGCTACCTTACGGCTATCGCCTGACCAGATGGCGGAACGCCTTATCTCTGGTGCAAAATCAGTTTGATTATTTGACATTGCGAACCTCCATCATTTTGTCTGCAAGTCTGTAACATTCAAAGGGAATTTCATTGCTATTCCCTAAATCCCCTAGAGCTAAAATGCCTTGCAATACTTGACCAGCAAAATAATCTCGTAAATCCATACCCCTATAACAATCTGCAACACTACCTCTGTTTGGAAATGCTTTCATGTTATTGCCCCTTAGCTAAGATGTTTACAAGTGCTAAGAAGTGATTGATTTGCTTACGGTAAAACTCTACATCTGCTAGCAAGTCGCTTACTTGGTCTTTAGCCATCTCAACAGCCGCATCCTGACGAGCTAATAAACCCTTCAGGCGCTCTACTTCAGCCTTGGTATAGCTTTCTTTGACCTCTTTATCCTTCAACGGAAAAGCGGGTTTTACTTTGTTTTTAATACCTACGGTTCTTGCCATGATATTTCTCCTAGTTAGGACATTATTTGCCGAATGGGATTGTAGATAAATCGTCAAGGTCGGCATCCTCAACAATCGGGGTAAACCAGTTCGCATGAATAGAGCATGAATAGTTATCGCTACGCATCACGCTAGCAAAAGAATTGCCACGATGACCCGTTACGAGGTCATATTTACGAGCTTCAGGGTGCATACAGACATGGGAGTCGTGTAGCGTTGAACAATGCAAGCAGGATACGCAAAACTTTGGTTCCGGCATATTTGAAATCATTTTTACCTCCATCTAGTTAGGACAATTAGTACGACATTACTACGATTAAAACGATTATGCAATAGATTTGCGTAATTTTTTTCTAGCCTCTATCTCGCGTTGCAAGATATACCAAAAATCAGACTTGATTGGCATTTAATTGCTCCCTCATAGCCTTTAATTCAGCCTCTAGCATCTCTATCTCAGCTTGTTGCTGGCGTAGCATGGTGGCTGTCTGCATAAATCTTTCGCCAGAAAAACCATTAGCCCTAGCTTCAGAGGCTTTATCTCCTTGAAATTCAATCAGTTCATTTACGTTCAGAGAAGTCCACTTAGGGTTTACTCTTTTCCATATATGTTCATATGTGTAGCCTAGCGCAAGAGCTTCTGCCTCGGTAAATGCGAGCCTGTTTCCATCTTTGTCGTGAAATATAATCATTTCTCTTGTGCCTTTAACATTGGTTCAATTGTTACTGTTTCCCATTTAACTTCCCCAGTCTTAGGGTTTTTCCACCCATGCTTTGTGTAGATTGCTGGATAAATACAAGACGGATGCCAATCAAATCTAGTTTCTTGCACCGCCACAACTTCTAAGTCGGTCTGCATATCTTTAAGGTTCATTTCTCTTGTGCCTTTCCACAAAACATTTGCTCGCTAAAAGCATTTAATATTCTGCACTTTGCTTCTTCCCTTTCTTCTTCAGGAAAATCTGCTACAGATTCTTCTAAACATTCCATAATTTTGTTGGCTACTTCTTTTGCTGGAATAATTGAACTCATTTCTCTTGTGCATTTCTTAGTATTGCACTTTTAATCTCTTGCTCAAACATATAAGCCAGCTTTGCATTTAATAATTCTATTTCAGCTTTTTGCTGACGCACTACGGTATGCAAGTCTTCCATCATCTCTTTGCCAATACGGTTTACATACTCGTCACCTTCACGCACCCAACGCAAGATGTATTGGTCACTAAAATGCACTTCATCGTATGCTTTCCACGCTACTGGTTCATTGTTCATTTCTCACTAGCCTTTCTTAGTAATTCAACAACTCCATTCCACTTGGCAACATCGTCATACCAGCCGTGCTTTTGTTGAAAGTAATCGCCAGCATAGTTTCCCCAGTTCAAGGCTTCTAATACTTCTTCTGCATATTCAAGTTTGTCAGCTTTCAACGCTTCTATTTCAGCCCTTGCATTAGCCGCTTGTTGCCCTTCATGCTTCCAATCTTCGTGCTTTGCTAGTATTTCTTTTTTAAGGAATTCTATTTCAGCTTGTTGCTGGCGTAGCATGGCAACATGTTCAGCAAATCCTGCGTTTCCAAACCAATATTCCAATTCATCAGCTAGTTCTAGTGCGCTCATGCTCACTCCTATAAAGGGATGGAATAGCCATAAACTCATCTATCCGGTGCTGCATTGGATGTGGTTTAGGTACATACAACTTAAATACTGGTATAACGAGTTTTACTTTCTTCATACTTCCTCCTAGTTAAAAGACAATACAAGGGCTACGGTAATCAATGCTATTGTTGTTGCCCTTTTCCCTGTTACATCTCCCACAAAGAGGCTGAAGATTGTTTATATCCATAGCCAATTCAGGGTAATACTTACGGGGCTTTATATGGTCAATATTGATTGGATAACGCCTTGACCCTACTCTCCCGCACTTACAACACTTATTGCCGTACTTCTTTATTGCCTCAAGTCTTAACTGTTTCCAACTTTTATTGACAATAAATTTTCTGCTGGTATTGACTATCAACTCCGCGTATTCGTTATTGGACAAGGGTTCGCGGTCTATTCTCCATGAGTTAATCATGGCTCTCTTTAATAATTTATGTATGGTTTTACTCATATCGTATCTACTTATCCCAAACGGTTTGAGCGCACCTAGCCTATCCTTAGGTGCCTTCAATAACTTTCCCAGTACGGAATCGCTACACCCGCCAGTCGTTCGTAGAATCGGCACTAGCTTCGCCACCGATATGTGCGGTATTACATCTACTTTCCCCCAGTCCGCTTGTATTGCAATCGCTGGCGTCATTCCCGTCCGATTACAACCGTTACGGAATAAAGTAGTAGGAATAGAAAAACCCCTTAGCGGATACTTTGTAGTGAAGCGGCTTAAATAAATGCTCTCATACTTATTTAAGCCTACAAAATACCCGTTAAGGGGTTCTAACATCATACGGGCTTCACTCCGCGACATGGTGATTATAAACATGAATTGATTAAAGGCGCAACTACCATGAATTAGCTAGTAGCCAGCCAATAACAAAGGCAAGGACAAAAACGATAAAGTAAAGCATTACCGGCTACCTTCTGATGGAGTCCAGCCAAAGCGCTTAAAGGTCTCGCGTATGTCAGTCTTGGTGCTAGGGGTATAGATAAAGCCTTGCGCGGGCGCGCGGGGAATTTCACCTTCCGGATAGATTAGCTCCCAAGAGTAGTAGCGCTCCTTGTCCTCCCTGCTCCCGCTCTTATTCCCTTGTCCGATTGACATACCAATTTCGACCAAAGACTCTCCTAATAGGTACCCGTCTTCCGTATCAATAAAAATATTTAGGCGCATGATGTAGCCTCCTCAGGGTTTAACTCAGTAACCCTGTATTTGACTATCTCCTCTCCGTTTTCAGGTTCCAGCAGCTCATAAACCGCGTCCGCTAGCCACTTATCCGGATAGCTATCTTCCTGAATTTTTACAATCAATTCAATTTTATAAGTCTTCATTTTTATCCCCTTATTTTGTAACATACCAAACAAACTGCGCGAAAATAAACAATAAAACCATCAATAAAACCATGTGCCAATTTTTAAGCATGATAAAACCCCTTAAATAAGCGCCTAAGCGCGTTAAATGAAGAGGGGCATACAAACCCCTCAACCCGTTACAAGAGCGCCCTAAGCCGCTTTAAAACAATTCTCATAAACACTTGCGCCGCTTGTACAACCCCAAACGGTACAATTCGCGTCATAGTAAGCCGCGACATATTGAGCCGTACTCATACGCGCCCCGCCGGACGGATAAACCCGCTTTTCTACAATGCGCCGGCTTATCTTAGGTTTGACCTTGCGCGGCTTAACTATCTTTTTGATTGGCTTAATAATGCTCATAATTCCTCCGGTGCTGGTTCAAATTTAGGGGTCTCGTTAAGTAGGCACTCATCTATGAGCTGTAAAACTTCCTGCGCTTGCGTGATGTCTTCCTTGTCGCTATCGTATTGTTCCGGATAGCTATCGCGGGGATAGTCATCTAGGTAATAATCCGCAAAATCAGATAAGCGGCGGATTTTCTCGTATTGCTCCATTGTCATAATTACATTCATAATTCACCTCATTAGATTAGGACGCCGGCAAACCCCGCCGGCAAGGGTATTGCAACCTATTAAGCGGCTTTTAGCTCTTCGCTAGCGTCCGCAACTTCATCAACCTTAACCAAGTAATCAAGGATTTTTTGCGCCTCCGCTCCGGCTTTTAAAATTGCCTTACTATCTTGCTTTAATACTTTGAGCCAAGAGGCAATATAGGACGCGTGCTGTAATTGCCCGTCAATTTTGAGATGAGCGCATAACATAGCGGCGCCCAGCTCTGCTACTAATTCCTCAAAGGCATAAGCACTATCGCCCCAACGCTTAGATTTTGAGAAGTCTCTGTCAATACGGCTCTTATGACCCGTCCAATGGCTTAACTCATGTAACGCCGTAGCGTAGTAATCCTGCTTGCTTTTAAAGTCTTCCCGCGCCGGTAACTGAATGTAATCGGACGCCGGCGCATAATGCGCGCTATTGCCCCCATGCTGGATTGTCGCGCCGGACAACTTGATAAAGTCTTCACACTCTTCGATAGTTTGAAATTCAGTTTTAGGCGCCTCAATTACCTCATCAACCGGCAAACCCTCAATAAAATCGGCATTAAATACGGTGTAAGTCTTAATCATGGGAATGACTTTAGAGTCATGTTGACCCGTTGTAGGATTGAGAGCGCCCTGCACTTGTAATGGCTTATAGAAAATCACTTGCACGCCTTTAGCGCCCTTCACTACTTGAGCGCCTTTATCTTGCGCTTGCTTATATGTCATCCACTTGTCGGAAGTGCCGAAGGCGCCGGCAGATTGAAGCATGGATAACCATATAAAGTTTGCCCCGCGATAGTAAGTGCCGGACGCTGGATTATGAGGCGCTCCCTCATTAGGCTTACTGTGCCAAGGTTTAACCCAAGGCGCTGTACCGGCTTCTAATTGCTTAATGATGCTATCTGTTATGGTTTGAGCGATATCTTGCTTATTCATTTTGTAACCTCTTATCTAGTTAAACATCTGGTTTAGGTGTACTACTAAGTTAGATTGTATAGCAGGATTAGGACGATTAGTTAAAGTTATTTAGAATTATGTTGTTTTTATGAGATACAATAGTAGTTAAGATATAAGATATAATAACTAATAGTTGTAATAACTATATAAGATAGTTTGCTTACTAGGTTACTTGTTTAGTAGATATATAACAGGGTCTATCGTTAAGCGGGAAGACTGAGAGATTACCTCCCTCCCGTCCGGCTCACTTCAAACAATATCGGGTAATCGGGACAAATACTCAATAAAACAATACTAAACCCTTATGTTACAAGGGTTCTATGACGGTTACCACCTCTTAAACCTTATAGCGCGTGCATCCGGTTCATTGAGTGGGTTTGGGTCTGCTTAGGTGCGTGCCCCATTCACCTTTCCCCCCAAAAAAATTATCAGTTTTCTCTTTTCTGCATCTTTTATTTATGCGTATAATGACTACATAGCACATAAGGGATAGCATGATGAATATAGAGTTAAGCAAGAGCGTTCCGCTCCCCGAACCCAGAAGGACATACCCGTATAAAGAGATGGCTATTGGCGATTCTTTCCTCATTGAAGGGGGTAAGCTGCAAGTCGTGTGTAACGCCAATTACAGAGCCTCTAAACGCCTTGGAATGAAATTTGTAGCCCGTAGAGAAGAGATAGGAGTCAGAGTATGGAGAACGGCATGATGAACGGTACAGGACCTTCTTTCCTAGCCATGGAAGAGGCTAAACGGATGTATATGGATAGGATTCAGAAGATGACCCATACCGAACTCTATATGGAGTTAATGCGGGTTCATACTGAAAGCTCTAAGCTCTTATCTAACGCTGAGAAGGAAATTATCCGCCTTCGTGAAGCCTTAGAAGGCTATGATGACTTCGCATCGAGAGACTGCTGAAGACCGTATCTATTTGGAGTATCTCCGGTACATCTATAAAACGGAGATGATTCATGCTTGCCAATGTATCTACGATAAAGAGAAGATTGAGCTAGCAGCCAAGTGGAAGAGAAAGTATCCTGAAAGCACTTACAAAGAGTTAATCAAGATGGCAAAAGACCCTAAAGCAAGAGCGATTATTGCCAATTGGGATGTGGATAACTTTAGAAGCGCATCTAAATGAAATTTAATTTAAAGCAGTTTTATCAATTTTGCGCCCAACTCAAGATTGAAACCAAAGAGCAAGGCTTACGCAACCTTGATGACTTGCTCGGTACCCAAACCTATGTCATGGATGAGATAGCGTCTGGACTAGAGGAGGGAATCCATTTCTTTGTAATCCTTAAAGGACGGCAGCTTGGAATCACAACCATCTCACTCGCACTTGACTTGTACTGGCACTTCATTAACCAAGGTCTCAATGGCACTTTGGTTACAGACACGGAGGAAAACCGGGATATGTTTAGGGGGACGCTTGCCGCTTATATGGACGGTTTACCCAAAGAGTACCGAATCCCATTACTTACCCATAACCGGAATAGTCTTTCCCTCAAAAACCGTAGCCGTATCTTTTATCAAGTCGCAGGGCTTAGAGCAAAAGGTTCACTTGGTCGCGGCAAAGGTATCACCTTCCTCCATGGAACAGAGACAAGCTCATGGGGAGATGAGGAAGGATTAGCTTCCTTGCTAGCCTCGTTAGCTGAATCCAATCCTAAACGACTGTATATCTTTGAATCTACCGCTCGGGGGTTCAATATGTTCCACGATATGTATGTGACTGCCAAGAAAGCGCGTACTCAGAAGGCGATTTTCTGTGGCTGGTGGCGTAACCAGTTCTACTCTGCTGACCCTGATTCTGATGTCTATAAGGTCTATTGGGATGGAAAACTGACCTCTGAAGAGAAGGAATGGACTAGAGAAATTAAGAAGCTCTACAACTATGAGGTAAATTCCCGTCAAATGGCGTGGTGGCGCTGGAAGTTAGCTGAAGGCATTAAGGATGACGCCCTCATGTATCAAGAGTTCCCGCCTACCGAAGACTATGCCTTTGTGATGACTGGCAGTTCTTTCTTTTCTAATGCAAGGTGTACAGATGCCGTTAAGATTGCTAAAAAGATTAATTTCGATTGCTACAGATATGCGATGGGCGCTAATTTCCAAGATACTGAAGTTGTCAAGTCAACAGAAAGACTTGCAACGCTTAAAATCTGGGAGGAACCAATTGATACTGCTTACTATGTCATTGGTGCTGACCCCGCTTACGGTAGTTCTGATTGGGCTGACCGCTTTTGCATACAAGTGTACCGTTGCTATGCTGACGGTATGGAGCAAGTTGCTGAGTTTGCTACAAGCGAAATGAACACTTATCAATTTGCTTGGGTGATTGCTCACTTAGCGGGTGCCTACAAAAACTCTACCCTTAACCTTGAAGTCAATGGTCCGGGGCAAGCCGTTATTAACGAATTGCGTAACCTCAAGAGGCAAGCGTCTGCGATGGGCGGAGCGTATGGCGGAAAACTCATGGATGTTTTAGGTTCAATGCAAAACTACATCTGGCGCCGTAATGACACCATGGGCGGTATCTCTAACAGCATTGGCTGGATAACTACTTCCCAAACCAAAGAGCGGATGCTCTCCTACATGAAGGATTACTTTGAGCGGGGCATGATGGCAATTTACTCCCTTGATTTGATTGAGGAAATGAAGACCATTGTGCGTGACGGAGCTTCCATTGAGGCTTCAGGTCGCAACAAAGATGACCGAGTAATTGCTAGCGCCTTGGCAGCAGCCGCTTTTGCAGAGCAGCTTCAGCCGCGCCTCATAGCTCAAAAGATTACCCGTCAAGTATCTCGCGCCCAAGAAGACCATACCCCTGAAGAAATTGCAGTTGGAAAGAATGTGAGCAATTACTTAAAACGCATTGGTGTCTATGGAAACCCGTAAAGTTAGAACCAAAGAAGAGCTGCGTAGGATTATTGGTAAATTCTTGCGTGACCCCAATCGCGGTATCAGCATTAACTTGTTTGCCGATGTCTGCGGAGTCAACGAGGCGCACATGAGAGATGTCTTTATCTATGAGACTGAAAACATGGGCGAGTACCTCCAGCGCCGGGTGTCTAAGGGCTATGACGCATGGATACGAGGCGAAGTAGCCATCATGCAAAACAAAGACCGAACAAAATTTGTAGAGTTCCGCAGAGAAGCCAAACCTAGAATGGCTAGAACAACGGGCTTGCAAGTGATTAACGGAGAGATTAAGATTAGGGTGGGTATAAGCAATATGAACGATTATACGAATCAAACACTTGACGAGCAACTGAAGGGGAGATAACAATGGCGGTAATCAACGACTATAAGTGTGAGAAGCATGGGTACTTTGAGGCTAGAAAGCCTCAATGTCCAATGAAAGGGTGTGCAGCAGAAGTCATGCTGGTTTTTTTACAAGCACCATCTCTAGTCTCAGAAAGGACTAAACGAAATGATAAAACGGTTAAGCAACTGGCTATGGACTTTGATATGTCAAACATCAAGTCAACCCGCGAAGGAGAAAACCAAGCCGGCTTCTTCACGCGCAAAAACAAAACCAGCAAAAAGCAGCTCGAACACGAAAAAGCCGCAGCCGAATCAAAGCAGCGCGAAGCGCGCCCGGGGGACTCGGCAATCTGGGGCGGCAAAGGCGGAATGAATATGGGGTCTATACTGGGAGGAAATCAGTTCCGTTCAGTAGCCGGAGAGTCCGTTGGTTTCAATCCAAAAGATGCTGGCAACTTGACGGGACCTAAAGCGGCAAGTTATATTGCAGACCATGAGAACCTTACTGTGAAAAAGTAAATGAGAATCCCAGAGAACAACGAAGCTAGAGAAATTTTTTATCTTGATTTAATTCAAAAGTGTCTAGTTTCGATAGATGAGCGCAAAGCGGATTACTCATCTTTGCGTTCATGGTTCTTGTTTGGCAATGGTCCAGATGAAGGTCCGGCAATCTTTAATAAGATTTATCCGCATATTGACCAGCTTACCAGCTTTTTATACTCGGCAGAAACAACACGATTCTCAATCAATACTGGCGCTGCGGTACCAACGCTAGAACAAATTAAAGTCCCAACCTTAACAAAAGCCCTTAATGATGAGTGGCTTAATTCCAATGCAGACCAAGTGTTTAGCTTGGCATTGACATGGGCTTTAGTGTTCAACACAACTTATGTAAAACTGGTGATGAATAACGGTATTCATCCGTTTATGATTGAGCCGTCATCTATGGGTGTATTGCGCGAAGATACGCCGCAATCTGATAGACAAGAAGCCATTGTTCAGATTTATTACATTACTCGCAGCGAGTTGTACAACAGACTGTACAAGCATCCTAAGCGCGAGCAGATTGTTAAGCGAGTCACTTCAGGCTATCACGCTAAAACCGATGAAGTTCCTGAAGGCGTTAATCGAATTATCATGTCACAGTCTCAACCTGAGATGTACGGTAATGTGGATTTAGACTTAGCTGGCATGAATCGTTATAAAGCTCGGGTAGCTGAAGACACAATCAAAATGCACGAACTTTGGGTATGGAATGACGATACTCAAGACTATCAAGTAGTAACAATGGCAGACCCCGATATAGTTATTTATGACCGTCCGGGCGCGTCTTTATTTCTAAAGGGCGAATGTCCTTTTGTTCAGATTACTCCTAACCCTCAGTTTGATTATTACTGGGGCTTGTCAGAGGTTCAGCGCCTTGTACAGTTACAAGGATTGCGTAACAACCGTATGACAGAGGTATTGGATTTGCTTTCTAAACAAGTAAACCCACCAACCGTATTTACTGGCTTTACTGGCATTACCGATGAGAAAGCGTTTGCTTTCCAGCGCGCAGGGTCTTTTGTGTCTAACGATATGCCTAACAGCAAAGTGGACAGACTCTCGCCTAATATGCCGCCAGAACTTTTTGAGGTGATACATGAAGTTGATGCAATGTTCGCTGAAGCTAGCGGTATCAGTAGCGTTCTTAGTGGTCGTGGCGAGCAAGGTGTACGCTCCGCTGGACACGCAAGCCAATTGGCTAGACTTGGTTCAAGCCGCGCTAAGAAACGCGCTCTCATTGTTGAAGATAGTTTAGAGAAAGTCGCAACGCTATATCTCAAGCTCATGCAAGCCTATGACAATACTCACTTTTCTGATGAGTACGGCAACAAATTTATTGCAGAACAATTTACTAAAGACTTTGTGGTTAAAGTGGACGCCCACTCTAATAGCCCAATCTTTACTGAAGACTTACGCGCACTTGCATTTAATTTATTTAAAGCGCAAGCTATTGATAAGCAATCTTTACTTGACTTGCTTGAGCCTCCGATGAAAGAATTGCTCAAAGACAGATTAAAGAAACGCGAAGAAAATGCAGCACAGGCACAGGCAGGAGGCGCCGCTTCAGCAACACCAGCGCAGCCAAAGCCTAAAGGCGGTAAACCAGATTTGAAATTGGCGGAGGGTACATAATGGCAACTAGAGGAACGGTATCTCCTAAGGCGGACCAGCCTAGGGTAAGCACTAGCTCATTGCGTGAGACTTCTGCTCCAGCAAATTTGCAGTATCGTGTACAAGGTATTAAAACATTTACTGGTAGAGATACCCGTAAAACTGGTAGAGAATTAGGTAGGGGATAATTTTTTAGGAGATTATGATGCGTAAAAGCTATAAAAAAAGTCGGAAGACTCGTAGATAAGGTTTCCTTCACGGGAGAAAGGGTTGTGGCTGCCTTACCCTAAAAATAGGTGACCGTATGCTCAAGGAGATAATCTCATGGCACGCAAAGCACGCAAAGGTCGTAAAGCTCGCAAGTAATCCGTAAGGATTGCTTTGGGTGACCAAACAAGTCCTACGGGGAGGAGGAAACTAAATAAACCTCCCCACTTGACAATTTGTGATAGTTAGAATAAATAGTATTTAACTGTTAATTAAGGAAATATATGAGTGTTCCACCAGATAAAATGATGGAGTTGATTAAAAACCAACAACCCGGCGGGGCGCCAGCTCCAAATATTACGCCTGAACCACAGGCAAACGGCATGTCGGATTCTTCTACCGCTCCAATGGGTACACCAATGTCAACGCCTGAACCTAAAATGGGTAACAAAGAAGGCGCAATGGTAAACCTTTCAATGGCTCAAGACTTGTTAGAACAAGCGCTTCCTTCCGTTGGCTCAGATAGCGAAGAAGGTAAAGCAATTCTTAATGCCATTAATGTAATAAACAAAGTTATCGGTCCTCGTAAGGGCAAAACTAAAGAGTTGCAGCAATCTGAAATTTTGCAGATGCTTCAAAACTTGCCTCAAGCTGGTGGTGCAACGCCTGAAGGTACAGCAATGTCTAAAGCACCGGCAGTACCGAATATGCCTCCAATGCCAGCAATGGCGGCGGCGGGTCCAACACCTCAACCGAGTCCAGCTCAATAAGGAGAAATCATGGATTTATTTAAGCCAAGAGGCGCGAGCCAACCTCGCCGTCCTACTGACAATACGCAACAACACGGCGTTATTACTAACACTCCACGCTTTTCACAGCTTGGTGGTTTAGATAGCCCAATCAAAACCGGACCTAAGAACAAGATGCAAGTTCAAAAGCCCGGCGATGGCAAAAAAGTAATCTAAATCAGAAAAGGGGATAAATTATGAGCTTAGAAGACCTATCGTTTGAAGCAAGAGACCAATTGGCTGCGCTAGCGCAACAGTTGTCCGAAAATCCTGATACTCGCAAGGAATTTTTGCGCTTGACCAAAAAAGCCAAGCCAGATTTGAATATTCCTGAATTAGATATTGAGGATTACACAAATAGAGTGGCTTCCGCGTCTGAAAAACGCGTACAGGCATTAGAAGCACAGTTGCGAGAGCGCGATGCTATCGAAGACCTTAATAAGCGCCGTAACAAGCTAATGAAAAAAGGCTTGGCGAGTTCTGATGAAGATATTGAGCAGATTGAAAAAGTCATGCTTGAAAAAGGTATTACGAATCACGAGGTTGCCGCAGAGTATTGGGACTGGATGAAGCAATCCGCTGAACCAACACCTACCGGCTACAATCCAAGCGCAGTCAGCAAGTTCGACCTAGGTAAATACTATAAGAACCCAGTTGGCGCAGCTAGAGATGAGGCTTCAAAAGCATTAGCGGAACTTCGGAGAAATCCGAAACCAATTGGTTTTTAAGACGCAGTAAATGGGGATATTTACTTTTAACGGAGATTTATTATGCCAATAGGCGGAGGGATTGTTCCGGCAACAGGCACAAGTCAATATAATGAGTTGACTTATGTTACACGCCGGGCTTTTATTCCCAAACTCGTAGTACAGCTTTATAACAGCACACCATTGATGGCTGCGTTGATTGCTAACAGTCAATCAGCTTCAGGCGGTGTATCCTCAGTAACCGTTCCAGTTCAGGGTTCGCAATTTGTGAACGCCCAATGGTCTGACTATTCTGGTTCATTCAACCAGCCTTCAGTCCAGCAAGGTGCTTTCAATGCTGAATTTGACTTGAAATTGATGATTGCTCCAGTACCGTTCCTCGGTATGGAAGGTGCAGTTCAGCAAGACGCAGCAATCATTCCATTGATTGAAGCTCGTATGAACGATGCAACCAATGTAATGATGGATGCAATGGCAACTGCTTTGTACACCAACACTACAAACAATCAACAATTTATCGGTCTTCCAGCAGCCGTTTCTAGCTCTGGTACTTACGGTAATATCAGCCGTAGCGCCTACACATGGTGGCAGTCTAAGCAATATGCCGCTGGTGGTGTAAACCCAACCCGTCAAAACATCTTGCAATACATTTCTGGTACCGTTAAAAACGGCGCTGAAATGCCTAGCTTTGGTGTTTGCGGATTTGGTACATGGACATTGCTTGCTCAAGACTTCGTAGGTCAAGAACAGTATGTCATCACCCCCGGTCATGGTTTTGATAGCGACTCCAATGGTCCTCAAGCTGCTTTCCGCGCTTTGATGGTCGCTGGTGTTCCAATCTATCCAGACCCATATTGCCCTGAAGGTACTGTGTACTTCCTAAATACTAACTACTTGTCTCTGTACATCCATGACCAAGGTTCGTTCGTATTTACAGGATTTGAGTCCACTCTACCTAACTGGCAGATTGGTTATGTTGGTGCTGTGTTAATGATTGCAGAGTTGGTTAATACCAAGCCTAAGTCAATGACACAAGTGACCGGTTACAACTCACTTTCTATCTAAGGAGATAAACCATGTCATTAGCTTCCAATAAAATCCTAGTATCGAATGTAGCAACTAACGCGGCATCTGGCTATTTTCAAGCCTATGCTGCTGGTAACGCTACTGTTGTTATGCCAGCCGGCATCTACTACATTGCTCCTACTGCCAATGTCACAATCGAGTTAAATACCGATACTGACGGCAATATCAGCAATGCAACTTGGGCTGTTGTTGTTGCTAACAATACTGGCGGCTTGTTCATCGCTGACGGCTACAATGTACGCGCTAATGTGCTTTCTGGCACACCAACGATTACATTGTTTGCTACTAACGGCGGTCAACCAGTATCAGGCACATACAACAAATAAGGAGCAGCCATGTCTAGCGTAGATTCAGTAGCACAAAATACGGCGGCAAACTTTGGCAACTATGCCATTGCTTCCGCTACTGGCGTGCCTCTGGGTGCAACAGGCAATGCTGTTATTACAATTCCTATTCTTAGCGGCGGTTTGACCGCAGGGGCAAATGCCGCTAGTTCAGGAAGCGTAATTATTAGACGCGTAACCGTTCAGAATCCGAATGGAAATATTGGTACAGCCAATGTGTCTATTCTGACTTCTAACGATGGCAATGCGAGTAATGCGGTAGTTGCGGCTACCGTGTTATCCAATTTGACAGCGACTACTACTTATCAGGACTTGACTGTTGCTAGCCCGTATAGCACGACAACCGTTGTGAATGGTTATACCGTTCAGGCTTTATTTGTAAAAGTGAATACCGCAGTTACCAATGGTACTTGTGATATTCGTGTTTATGGCGATACTGTGAGCTTCTAATTATGTCAACCTTATTTGTGACGAACACATGGGAAAAACCCATACACTTTGATTATGCTTTTAAACCGTACGCTTTTCCTATCGGGGAGACGGTGGAGGTGGAGGTAGAAGTGGCTCGTCACTTATTTGGTTACATGGAGATGGATAAAGAACCATTCCTTGCTCGTTTAGGTTTAATTAGAACTAAAGCGGAAGTACCGGAAGGTTTGGCTATTTTGTCCAAAATCTTAATTTCGGAGCAAGCTCCAAAAAAGAATCACTCGTTATCCCCGGTGGTGGAAAGAGTACCCTTGCCCTCCCAAAAGAAGGCAGGGGGAAAAGTCCTTAGCCAAGCAGCTTAATATGGAAAATCAATGTCACAAACTCTGCAAGGCTACATCACGCAAGTCAGAAGACTCTTGCATGATGCTAATGGAAACTTTTACTCCGACCAGCAATTAACAGATTACATTAATGCTGGCAGGGAGCGCGTAGTCCGGGATACCGGATGCTTACGCACGATTCAAATTACGACTGTACCTACTACGCCTGTAGTGGGAGGTGCAACACCCTATTTCTGGACTGGTGGCGGCACAGCTAACACCGGCGATTATGTTGTCTATAACATCTTTATTTACAAGGTAGTAAACGGCGGCGTCTTTAGCACTACCGCTCCTAACTATCCATCTGGTCCTAATCCATATCCGCCAAGCACTACATTCCTTAATGGAACAGTTACTTTGCAATATGCAGGACCATCTGAAATTATTAATTTTTCATGTTTGCCACAAGGCACTCAGACCCTTGATGTATTAAACATTAACTTGTATTGGGGCAATACGCGTATTCCAATGCGTTATTTGTCATGGACAGACTTCAACGCGCAATTGCGTTTTTGGCAAAATTATATTGGACGCCCTATTGCGTTTAGCGTATTCGGGCAATCACAGATTTACATTTCTCCGGTACCAGACCAAGTTTATACCGTTGAAATTGATACTGTAATTTTGCCGACACCAATGGTAAATCTTGCAGACACAGATACCATCAATGACCCGTATTACAATCCGGTTCAGTTCTACGCTGCTTATCAAGCAAAGTATTTTGAGCAATCCTTTGGAGAAGCTGAAATATTTAAGCAACAATATGACAAGCAAGTTATGGCGGTACAGACCTCGGTTTACACCAGAAGGATGCTCAACCCTTATAGCACTCCATACTAATTATGGCAGCCGCAGAGCAAAAAAAATCGTATGCCATTGTCAAACAATTTAAAGGTCTTGACACTAAAGCTAACCGTACTGCCATTGAAGACACCGAGTTTTCTTGGCTTGAAAATGCTATGCCAATTGGTTATGGCAACCTCAAAATTATTCCTAATTACACCGATTTAGGGATTACTTTTAGCCTTACAGTTTTGTATTTTTTTTCTGCCAACATTGGATTGGTGGATTATTTAGTGGCTTTTGAGTCCGATGGAAGCGCTGAATATGTCCGACTAGATAATTTAACTAAAGGCACAATTGCTGCTGCTGGCACTTTTAGCACCGACAATATCAATATTTCCCAATGGAAAAATGAATATTTATTGATTTGTGACCCCGTAAAAGGGTATTTCACATGGGATGGCACTAGCGTTATTAGTGTTGGTTCTGTTGGAATTATAGGTTTAACCAATCAAGGAAGCGGCTATACTTCCGCGCCCACCGTACAAATTTCAGCACCAACCCAAGCTAATGGAGTTCAGGCTACTGGCGTTTGCTCAATTAGTTCTGGCTCGGGTTCCGTTTTATCTATTGGCATGACCAATATTGGAACAGGCTATACCTCTATTCCTCAAGTCGTTATTGGCGCTCCAAACCTTTCAAATGGTGTGCAAGCTATTGCTGGTGCCACAATACAATCTGGAGGCGTTGTAGCCATCTCTGTAACCACGCCCGGCTCTGGATATACCTCAGCCCCAAGTGTGACGATTACAGGCGGTGGGGGCGCTAATGCAGCCGCTAATGCCGTTGTAGATACAGGCATCGTAACCAGTATTAGCTTGATGGAAGCTGGCTCAGGATATACCTCTGCTCCTACCGTAACTTTAGTCGGTGGAGGCGGTTCTGGAGCAACTGCGGTAGCTGGATTGACTACTTTTGCTCAAGGTACCGTTGGCATCACCGTTACTAATGGCGGTTCAAACTACATCAATGCTGCAAACACCGTAGTCACGATTACTGGCGGAGGCGGCACTAACGCGGCAGGAACGGCTATTTTGGCTGGCGGTCAAGTTACCGAAGTCATTATGACTAACCCCGGAACTGGCTATACCAATTCAGCAAATATCACCGTCACCATTACCGGCGGCGTAGGAAGCAATGCAACGGCAGTAGCCAATGTCACAACTGACAAGAATGTGGGTATAGCTAGCTTTTCTGGACGCGTATGGATTGCTCAAGGTCGTACCGTTTATTACAGCGCCGCTGGCTCATCTAGTGACTTTACAAGCGTTTCTGCTGGCGCAGTAACCATTTCAGATTCAACTTTGCATGGCAATATCCAGCAATTGCTATCTGCTAACAACTTTCTATACATTTTTGGCGATGACTCAATCAATGTGTTTTCGGATGTTAGGGTTACTAATACTGGTACTACTCTGTTTACTAATACCAATGTCAGCGCTTCTGTGGGTTCCAAGCTGGCTTATGCCCTATTTCCATATTTCCGTTCGGTTCTTTTTATGAACAATTATGGGGTGTATGCGCTAGTCGGCTCTACAACCTCAAAGATTTCAGATGCTTTAGATGGGGTTTTCCCTAGTATTGACTTTGTTACCGAGGAAACTACGGCTGGACAAGTCTTACTCAATAACATTTTGTGCGCTGCATTTAACTTTAAGTACACCGGAAATCAGGGAACATCAAGCTCTGCTCGCTATATGCAAGCAATATTTTTTGAAAAAAAATGGTTCTTTACCAGTCAAGGTAATGACCTCAAATACATTACTTCAGCGCCCGTAAGCGGTAAGGTAAATTTGTATGGCACTAACGGTACTAATTGCGTCCAGCTTTATGCCGATGCAAGTGCTAATATTTCAAGTTATGTGCAAACTGCCCTGCAACCTATGGGTGACAACATCCGTACAAAACAAGCATTAAAAGTAGGTATTGAAGCAACTACAACAACTCCTGCTGAATTGTCCGTGACTGTGGATTCCGAGTCCGGTTCTAGTCCAGCGTATTTGTTGGGAAATTTTGTAACTTGGTACAACAACTTGGGCGTCACAATTACTTGGATAAATAATAGTTCTACAACTATTGGCTGGTTCGGCGGACAGGGATATACTCTCTATAAAACCGATGCTCAACAGTATGGCAAGTATTTGGGGATGACTGTGACATCAACCTATCCGAACTTTGTTTTAAATGGATTTGAATACGAACACGAATTGAGAGTGAGGTTTTAAATGACTATTCCGTACACCTTTGCCGGCGCCACCACCGCTATTCCTTTAGCGCAATTAGATGCTAACTTTGCGTCTCCCATTACTTTAGGTAATGTGGCGATGACGCTTTCCAATACTTATACCAGTATTGGCAATTTAACGCTAACTAACGCTACTATTTCAAGCATATCTGGCGGCTCTGCTAATGCGGTAGTTACATTAAATTCAAGTGGTGCATTTACTTCTAATGCGACTGCTTTTAGTTTAACTTCTACCGGCGTTGGCATTGGAACTTCTACACCACTTGCGGTGGGTGGCGCAACATTGCAAGTTCAGAACAGCACTGTTGCGGCAATTATTTGGAGTGATGGAACTCGTACAGGTGAATTGCTTGCATCATCTTCGGCAAATATTACTGTAGGCTCTAGGTCGGCTCATTCTTTGTTATTGGCTACTAACGATACGCCACGGATGACTATTGACACTTCTGGGAATATTGCCGCATCTAATGCAATTTTAACTATTGGTGATAATTCAAGAACAGTATCATCATCAACCACTACAGGCGCAATTGTATGCGGTGGTGGTCTTGGTGTTTGGTCAACTATTAACGCTGGTGGTTCAGGAAATTTTTCTGACACTGTTTCTGTATTTAGTCAAAATCCATCTACCACTCAACAAGGTATTTTATTCAGAAATACATTTAATACTGGCGCAAGTATTTTTAGCACTGGGGCGTCAACTACCAATGCATTCATAACTTGGAGAAATGGCAATGGAGATGTTGGTTCTATTGTGGGAAATGGTTCTGGTATTAACTACAACACCACTTCAGACTATCGCCTAAAGGAAAATGTTGCGCCAATGACAGGCGCTTTGGTTACCGTTGCAAAACTAAAACCCGTAACTTACAACTGGAAAGCAGATGGTGCGGATGGTCAGGGCTTTATTGCCCATGAACTTGAAGAAATTTTTCCTGATGCAGTCAGTGGCAAAAAAGACGGGGTTGATGCTGAAGGTAATCCCGAATACCAAGGCATTGACACCTCATATCTTGTGGCAACGCTCACAGCTGCTATTCAAGAATTAAATGCTAAAGTAACTGCGTTAGAAGCAAAAGTAGGAGCTAAATAATGACAACAACAATCGCATGGACAATCGACTGGATGCAAGTATCCACACAACCTATCGCTGGTGAACAGGAAGTAGTTTTAACTGCTGGCTTGCGTTGCAATGGCACAGACGGAACTCATAGCGCTTCTAACTATGGTTCTTGCTCATTCCCAGAGCCAACCACAGGCGGTCAATTTACTCCTTACGCAGACTTAACCCAAACTCAAGTATTGAGCTGGTGCTATGAAAATGGTGTAAATCAATCTGAAGTAGAAGCATCTGTTACAGCTCAAGTTAATGCTTTAGCAAACCCATTGGTAGTTCAACCGCCTCTACCGTGGGCTTCATCAACTCAGGCGGCGTAATTATTTAGGGGATACCTATGAAAACTTTTACATTAGAAGACAACGAAGCGGAATTTGTGGTGAAAGTAATTGGTAAATTACCAACACAATCGGGAGCTTTCCCGTTGTTTCAAAAATTGGCTGAACAATTTAACGCACAAACTCCAGCTCCAACAGAAACACCACAGGAGTAAATATGTCAGTAAGCGCGCCATTTACCGTATCAGGAAACACCGTTGTTGTAACGGCTAACAGTACAGCTCCAACTCCGGTTCAGGCTACCTCATTAACTTTAGGTGGAAATCAATACCGGATTATTAACGCTGGTAGTATTACTGCTTTTCTTGGTTTTGGCGTAGATGCTGCAACAGCTACCGCAGGAGCTAAAACTCCTGACGGTACTGTAAAAAATTGTTTGCCGCTACTTCCCGGCACAGATGAAATTTTAAGTTTTATTCCTAACGCGTATTTCACAGCTAATGCAGCTTCAAGCTGCGTTATTTACATTACTCCCGGAGATGGCTGTTAATCATGCTAAAAACCGTTAGTTCGTTTGCTAACTCTATTGGAGCCTTAAATTACAAAGGTTCTTGGAACGCTTTAACCAATAACCCAACACTTACTTCAGGAGTTGGTACTAAGGGTGATTACTATGTAGTTTCCGTAGCTGGAGTTACTAATTTAGACGGTACGGCACTCTGGTCAGTAGGTGACTGGGCTGTATTTAACGGTTCTATTTGGCAGAAAGTAGATGGTTCAACTAATGAAGCATTTAATAGTATTACCGTTACGGGTCTTACTGGCTATATGTACGCAAACAATACTAGCGCTGTTACTGCTAGCACAACTATTCCTGTTGCGAATGTGTCTGGCGCCGTTGCTAATACAGTTAATGTTCTCGCTGGTGGTTTGCTTTCTGGCGGTGGCGCTCTTACTGGGAATGTAACAATTAGCTTAACTTCTGTACCAGCAGCCAATGTGTCCGGCTTAGGTACTATGGCAACTCAAAACGCCAATGCCGTTGTCATTACTGGCGGTACGATTAATTCGGTAGCGCACTCAGGAGGCACTTTTGCTTCCGCTAATATCACTAGCGTTGCAGCCACTTTTCCTAATAGCTATTTAGCTAATGCTAATGTCATTATTGGCAATACGACGGTAACGCTTGGAAGTACAGTCACCACTCTTGGTAATGTAACTTTACAAAATGTCACTATAAGCTCAGGCAATGGAACATTTACCAATCTTTCTAGTTCTAATGTGTCCATTACTGGCGGCACAATCAATGTACAAGCAACAAACATAGTATCAACAACTTCATCTACTGCTACTTTTGCAACATCAAGCCTTCCTCTAGTTCCTGCTGGTTATATCCAAGTGGACTTAAACGGTACGATAGTCAAAATCCCTTACTACTCGGTCTAACTAATGGACAGTCAATTCTTGTTTAATATTGTTGCTACCCTAGCGGGAACGCTAGTAGGATGGGTTCTTAAGGTCCTGTGGGATGCTATCCACGACTTAAAAGAGGATGTTAAAGAGATTGAGCGTGGCTATGTAATGAAAGATGATTACCGTATTGATATTGCGGAAATTAAAGGAATGTTATCTCGTATTTTTGATAAGCTAGATTTAAAGGCTGATAAATAGTGAATTTTGACACTCTTTCTATAGTTAAGTTTGGAGATGTGGACTCCTTAGGAGAGTTTTTGTTTGAAAACGGCATACAACACAAGCTATTTCAAGAAACATTCATGGACCAAGGCATTTCGGTGCCTATTTACCCAATTATTGACGCCAATACAGACAATTTAGATGACTGGTTATTGGCTCATCAGGTAGAACACCAAGCATTTTCAGGCTTGTTAGGGCTTAATAATCCCTTTAATATGCTGGATGTGGACTTTAATAATGAGTCAGATTTCTATGATTGGATAGCTTCTCATCTGTACATTCACGAACAGATTGCTGCTGCCCTCAATTTGAGTTCTTAGACCATGAAAAAAGTTTTCTCCGCCCCAAGAAAAAATGGTTTTTTGGAATTGTGCAATGCAACACAAATAGAGGTGATTTATGGCAATAGCTGAACCAATGGCTCCTATTGAGCCTACGATAGATAACAAACAGCAACTTGACTCAGATGTAATGGCTGCTGTTAAGAGGAAAGGAAAGCCTAAGCAACCTCCTGCTGTTGAGCAATCTAAAGAAAAGCTCAAACAAGTCATTATTCAAAACAAAATTGACCCTCAAGCATTGATTCGTGCCGGCAAATTGGCGAGCATGGCTTTGAAAGACCCAGCCATTTACCAGATGGCGGTGCAAGCTGCAATCAAAGAAGGCTTAATTACTGCCGCCGATGTGCAACCCGGAATTGATTACAAGCTATTGTCTTACGGCATTACTGCTGGCAAGATGGCTGAAGAGTTATTGTCCGAAGGTGCAATATGAGCATTTACTGTGTCCAACAAAATTTAGTGTCTTCTGTATGGGACTCTGTGGAGCAGTATTTGTCTGAAGGAATCAAAGATTGTGATGCTGAATACACTTTGCCGCAATTAAAAACTTTTTTAACTTCTGGAAAATGGAAGTTGTTTGTTGCAATAAGTGATAAAGATGAGGTTCATGGTGCCGCAGCGGTGTCTTTTATATCTTATCCAGATAATTACATTGCCTTTATTGCAAGCATTGGCGGAAAAATGCTAATTAATAAAGATTACATTAATGAGCTAAAAGATTTGTTAAAGTCCTACGGGGCTAATCGTATTCAGGGGTATGTAAGCGAGTCTATTGAAAGACTTTATAAGCGATTTTCTTTTGAAAGAAAATCTATTGTCGTGGAGATGAGAATATGAAATATGGTTTAGATACTATGTTGCCTGAGCGCGCGTTTCAACCAAGAGGAAAAGGTCCTTTTGGAATGGGAATGACATTAGAAGGCGGTGGTGGAGGCGGCGGTATTGTTTCTGTTGTTGTTGATGTGGTCGCTGTTGTTGCTTCCGTATATGCGGGTCCTGAAGTGGGCGCCGCTATTCTTGATGCAATGGCTGTTGAAGGTGCTAGCGCTGCTACTGTTGCTGCTGTTGGCTCTGCTGCTATTGCTGGTTCATCAAGTGCTGTTAATGCTGCCGTTCAAGGAAAAAATGTTGAAGGTGTTTTGGCTGCTGGAGCTGAAGGAGCCGCTGCTGGAGCTGCTGGCTCTTTGGCTGGAGGCGCAGTATCAGATGCCGTAACTGGTGCTACTGGTGGTCCTGTAGCCGTTCCTAGCGACTTAGGTCCAACACTAGGAGCTAATGCTCCCGGAGCTATTTCTGGTGGCGCCGCTTCTGGTGGAGTAAGCGGATTTACTGGTGCTGAATTAGCCGGTCAAAATCTTAATCAATCATTAAGACAGGGTGAAATAGGTGCTGCTACTGGTGCGATTACTGCTGGTATTGGACAAGCATTACAAGGCGCAGATGTTTCTCCAGAGACAAGTAGAGCAATTACTGGCGTTGCAAGTCCATTTATTCGTCAAGATGTCAGCAATTTATTTGGTGGCGCAAGCCCAACAGGAGGCGCGACTACTGCTAGCACTAGCGGCTCACCGTCTTCTGCCCCAACTTCTAGCCCGTTGACTGGTGGTGCTGGTTCAAGTCCGGGTAGCTCTGCATTAGCTCAGGCATTAAATTTAGGTGGTGGGGATATTAGCCCTCCAGTTAATATCGGAGGTGGAGAGAAAACTACACCTAATGTTTGGAATCAGGCTTCTTTAAGAACTAAAGACGAAACCGGAGCTTAATATGGCTAAAGCGTTAATTGAATCATTACAACTTGATTTGCCAGCATTGGCAAAAATCATTCAAGCTAAGGGTAGAAAAGGCGATACCATCCTCGCTCACATCAACCCTAGGGAGGCTGCACTTTTAAAAAGACGCGGCGGTAGTGGAACAATTAACCCTGAAACTGGTCTTCCTCAATTTGATGATTATGGTCCTACTTATTCTGAAATGGGATATACCCCTCCTCCAGAACAAGCTGGTCCTCCAGTTCAATTTGCCGCGCCTGATGTTCAAGCAAGCTATACCGGCTCACAATATGGCGGTCAAACGGCTGCCCCTGTAAGCGCAGAAGCTCCTGCTGTAAACGCACAATCTCAAGCCGGTCAATTTAATTTGCCTAGCTTTTATGACCCAAGCACTTCAGGACTTAGCGTTGCAGATATGCAAGCTGGCTCACAACCAAACGCTGCTCAATTAGCGGATTACAGAGCTAGCATTGCTCAACAACCAGCTTTGACGGCTCAACAACAATCTGATTTATTAGCATCATCTACACCTACTTACGGTACACAACCAATACCCGGTGACCAAACCACTAAAGATACGGGAAAGACCTTGGGAATGTCTGCGGATACTCTTGCTCGTCTTGGTTTAGCTGGTGGATTAGGTTTATATGGCGCTGGACAATACAAAAAAGGCGTTAATCAAATTGGGCAAGCCACTCAGCAACAACAAAATATTGCTCAACCTTATCAAACTGCTGGTCAAAACTTAATCCGAGCTGCTAGCGCTGGTGAACTGACTCCACAATCCGTTCAGTCTTACAAGGCTGCACAAGCTCAATTGGCTCAAGGTGTAGCTAACCGTGGTGGCGTTGGCGCTGAACAGGCTGCCACTCAACTTGAAGCCTTCCGTCAAACATTGCTAACAAACCAATATAACTACGGATTGCAAGTAAGCCAGATTGGTGACCAGATTGCTCTTGGCGCTATTCGTACCGGTATGCAACTTGACCAACAATTAAATGCTGCAAGCAATAACTTTTACACAAGTCTTGCCGGAATAGCGGCTGGATTACCAATGGCGAGGACCGTCTAATGGCTGACCCAATTAACCCAGTTACCCCTCAAGAGTCGGCTAATTTAAAGCCGTTCACATTACCGGCTGCGCCTACTGAGCAAGCAATTAAGACTCAGTTTGGTGGCGTTCCCGGTATTGACATGACAAAAGCACCTAAGTCTTTGGGTGGCGTTCAGCAAGAAGAAGCTAGAGTTTTGCAGCGTCAACAACAATTAGGGCAAGATATTGGTGCTAATGAGCTGGCTCAAAAACAATATCAAGCCGATGTACAAGCCTCTATTGCAACTCAAGAGCGTGAAAGAACACAAGCTATTGAAGCTAAAGTGGACCAAGTTCGCAAAGATTTTCCTTATCCTGAACTTCATCCAACCAAAGAAAACATCCCTGAACTAGCCACTTTGTTTAGCTTGATTGGCGTTATTGGTATGGCAGTCGGTGGCGCTGGCAAAATGTCCGCTATTGGCTCTATGAACTCTATGTCTGGAATGATGAAAGGCTGGCAGCAAGGTCGTTCAGATTTATGGAATCGTGAAAAGCAAGAGTTTGACAAAGAGATGACTAAGGTCAAGTCAATTATTGAAGATGCCTCCAAAGATGCGGACCGAGCCTACAAGATGATGGCAACCGATAGACGCGAAGCTGAAGCATTAGCAAACCAGTCCGCAGCAAAGATGGGCGGTCAAATTGGCAAACAAATTCTTGAAAAGCAAGGTTTAGAGCCGTACTTCAAATATCTACAAGAGATTAAGGGTGACATTAATAAAGTTCTGGACCGAGCCGTTAAACAGTCTAAAGCTGCTGGAGTTAGCGGTGATTTACCTTCATTTATTAAAGAATACAGCGGTGCAAACCTAAAAGATAAAGATGCTCAAGAAGTCGGCATTAGCGCCAATGCAATTGGTCATGCCTACGCTCTTAAAAATCAAGTTGCCGAACATCCTGAATGGGTAGGTCGGTCAGGTCAAATTCAACAATTCTTTAATCGTTATGTAGATTCATTGAATAGTGGAAAGCCATTACCGGCTGATGACCCTGCTTTAGCAAAAGATAGGTCTGGTCAAGAGGCTTTAGTGTTTGCTAAAGACTATGCCTCATACCTTGTTGATTACGAGCGTTCGTTAGCTGGTGGAGCTAGAGGCTTTACAGTCCAGTTCCAAAAACGCTTTAATGATTTGTTAAGTCAAAATCAATTTAATGCTACTGGCTTTGATAATTTAATGAATCAACAAATTGATGAAGTGGTAAGAAAGGCTAGAGTTCATAGCCCTGATAAATTGACCAAAGACAATTTAACCAAAATGGGATTAAAGATTAACGACTTTGACCCTAATGCTGAGAAAGGTTATAACCGGTCTATTGGAAAAGGCGATATACCAGCGCAACCTAATGTCACTCAAGAAGAGTATGCCAAGCTAAAACCGGGCGAATTGTATTGGTGGAATGGAAAACAGGTTCCTAAAGGAAAAGAATAATGGCTGATTGGTCACCTCCTGAGGTTAAAAGTTCTGTTGAAGTTTCTGGCTGGACGCCTCCAGAAGTTAAGCCACAAGAACCGGCTACTGGATGGGAGAAGGCTGGAGCAGTTGCTCGCGGTGTTGCTGCTGGCACGCTTGGCGGTCCCGGTGATATTGAATACTTTGCTACCACTACAGTTCCAAAATTATTTGGTGGAGAAGGTGAAACCGGTACTTTTATGGGTTCGCCTACTTTCTTTCCTCGTTCGGAAGATGTGGAAAAAGGATTTCAGCAAGTTGAAAGCGCTGTTGGCGCAAAGCCCGGCGTTCGCCCTGAGCTAGAAAGTTATCGTACTGGCGGTGAATTTGCTGGCGGCTTTGTTACCCCCGGTCAAATTGTTAAAAATGTAGTTAAAAAGCCTTTTGAAAAAGGTATGGAACTTGTCTCTAAAGCTAGGGGAAAACCACTAGAAAAATCATTAAGCGAGATGACAACTACCGCTGAAGAGCTTGGACAGAAGGCTGGCACCCGCATTAAAGAAACTGAAAAAGTCGGTCAAGAAAAGATTTACACCGACCAACAACGCCAAGAAATTAATTTGCGCGATGCTGCAAAGCGTTTTGATGCTGATGCTCAATTGGCTAAAGCTGAAAGCCAAGGCACTTTAAACAAGATTGGCAGACCTACTAACGAATATCAAGTCGGAGAAGGGCTTAGAGGCGTTGCTAAAGGCGTTGAAAAGCAATTAGATGTTGCTAGAGGTAGAGCTGCCGATGTTCTTAAAGACGCTTATTTTGCAGAAGGCAAAGCAAGTGAAGCTGCTGGAAAGTTTTGGTCTCAATCTCAAACCGGTCAAGCGTTTTTAAAAAACCTTAAAGATATCGCGTCCCCTGTTAATGCCGGAAAATATACCGCATCTGAACAATTGGCTGCTAAAGACTTGATGGAAACCCTATCTGGAGTTCAGGTTCAAGGAAAGATTGTTCGTTCTCAAATTGAAAAGATTGAGAAAGTTATCAGAGAAACAAAAAAAATAGCCAACAAACCGACAATGACGGGCGCGGATGCTATGAAACAGCAGTACATGGGTAAGCTAGCAGAAAAGCTAGAAGACTCTGTGTATGGCTATGTCAGCGAAAGCGGTAAACCAATTGCGGGATTTGCTCCTACCGGCAGAACCTTTAGAGAGGTTTATGCCAAGATGAGCCAGCCTTTAAATACCTACGAGTCTCAAGTTGGCAAAGTGTTGACTCAAGAAATCGAAGGATTAAAAGGCGTATTTCAAGCTGACGCTACTCAAATTCCAGCTAAAGTATTTCAATCTCCAGAGCAGATTCGTATTTTGGAAAAGATGGACATTAGCAAAAAAGCATTAGAACCATTTGCTGCTCAACACGCCGTTAATGAACTGTCTAAATTAAATACTGCTGAAGCTGTTGACGCTTGGATTAACTCATCCAAAGGCGCATATCTTCAAGAGTTTCCTGCTGTTGCTGCAAAGGTAAAAGAGTATGCGAAAACGCTTGCAACGAATGAGGTTAAAGCTGCCGAGAAATCTACGGGCGCCAAGGCTCTGTCTCAACGCGCTAAAGAAATATCTCAACGCGCACAGGGAAAAACTGAAAATCTCGCAAATTTAACTAAAGAAAATCAAAAGTTTGTAAGCGAATCCTCAAGGGATATATTTAATGCAACCACTACAAATAGAAGTATTAGCGCGGCTGAATCTTTTGTTAAAGGCTTGGAAAGTCGAGGTCTTGCAAGTCGAGAAGAGACTATTGCAATGCTGGACAAAATCCGTGATGTTAAGACTAGAGAAACTGATAAAGCAAAAGCACTAACCGCTTTAAAAGGTATCTTGCCTTATGTGGGGGCTACAGTTGGTGGTGGCGCCGTCGCCGGTTACAGCTTAAATAAATTGCTAGGTGGATTTTGATGGTTAAAAAGCAAAGAGGGATAAACAACGCTTTAGAAGAGGCTATCTCAACTATGCTAACGCAAGTGATGGCTGACCCTGAAGCAAGCATTACTGACAAAACTAAAGTGTTAGACCGAGCATTAAAGCTAGAAGCAATTAAGCTCAAAATGAACGATGATGAGTGGGGAAGTGGTTTTTCTATTGATGATGAGGATGAGTAAGGTTAGAATATGAGTATCTTTAATCGAATAGGGGATATTCATGGATGCAATCACTATCATCAAAGTAGCATTAACGGTCATCTCAGACCGGCTCATAACGATTTTGGCTCTGTCAATGTCGTGCGCTTTAGCGTGTTGGGTGATGTGGGGACCACAATGGGACCGCGTAGCAACACTAGCAATATTTGTAATCTTCAGCTATCTTGTGATAAACACAAAGGAAAGGAAACAACATGAAAAGCAGACCACACCAGAGGGACCATGAGTCAAATCAGCAAATAGCTACGGCTATTCGTCCACAGTTGCCAAGAGACGGCAGCGCTGGAATGACTAAATGGAAACCCGGAGAACTACCAAAAGGCGGCTATCGCTCAATGTTTGATTTTGCTGAAGGTTCTTACAATACAAAATTAAGCCCATCTGGAGCGAAAGAAAAGAAGGTGTACTAAATGGCTACGAACAATAATGTGTTCTCGATGACCGAGCATGGTCGTTATGAGCCTTTTGACCTTCAAGTAGCTCGCGGATTAGTTAAGTATCACAACACCGTTAATATTTATGGGTATCAAACTGCCGTAACGACTTCATTTATTCCTGTTTGGGAAAATGCAACCGCTTACACTTATCCTGTTTCTGCTGCTCAAATGCACTTAGCTGGCTCTGTTGGAGATACTGCAACTATCACCATTAACGGATTGGATGCTAACTACAATTCAATTTCAGAAAATTTAGTTCTTAACGGAGCCACTTCTGTTGTTACTGTTAATTCTTATTTAAGAATCAATGGATTGTCTGTTGCTGTTGGAAGCGCTACAAACCCATCGGGCGTGGTAACTTTAAAAAATCTAACTGATACAGTTACTTATGCTCAGATTAATGCTGGTGTAGGTCGTTCTCAAGCAGCTATTTATACGGTTCCAGCGGGATACACTTTTTATTTAAGTCGCGTAGATGGTTATACATCCTTTAATGGAAATAATGCCAGTTATGCTACTTATAGAAATCAAAGCATTTCTTCCTCTGGAGTTGTTACATTAACTCAACAGTCTCCGTTTACTCAGTTTTATCATGCTCAACGAGTAATGCCTAGACCGTTTAATGAGAAAACCGACATTCAAGTTCAATGTACAACCAGCACCGGAACAGCAGCAGTTACATTTGCTCTTGAAGGTTATTTAATCGCTAATACAGCACCAGCTATTTCATAAGGAAAAATCATGGCAGATATTCAAGATGTAACACCAGTAGTAGAAGTCCCTAATGTACCTGAGCCAGCACCAGCTCCAGAGCCAATCGTGCCTCCTGAAGTGGTCGTTGAAGTAGCCGGCGATGCTCCTAAGTCATTGGGCGAAAACATCAGCGTAGTAAAGATTTACACACCAGAATGAATACGCTAATACAAGCTCTGAAATCTCGTACCGTTTGGTATGCGATTGTTATTGCCATTTTATCGGTAATGCAAGGCTATGTATTTTTGCTGCATATCACACCATACTATCAAATGCTGGTTGGCGTAATTATTTCTATTGGCATTATCTTTTTTAGATTTATTACTAAAACGCCGTTATGACAGATAACCGAACTCGAGCCGCCGCCGCTTCTTTAGTTGCTAGCGCTACGGTTCTAGTCGGTATTGCTGTACATGAAGGTTATAGCGACACTTCTTATAAAGATACTGCTGGAGTAGCGACCATTGGCTTTGGTCAAGCAGACGGCGTTAAGCTAGGTCAGACAACAACTCCAGTACGCGCCCTCATTCAGCTTGAAGCGAGCATGAACGAACACGCTAAAGGTATGGTTCAATGTATCAAGGTTCCTATTACTCAAGGAGAATATGATGCTTATTTGGATTTTACCTATAATGTTGGGGTCCATGCTTTCTGTACTTCAACCCTTAATAAAAAGCTCAATACAATGGATTATGGCGGGGCTTGCAAAGAGTTGCTAAAGTGGACTCAAGCCGGTGGACAAGTATTGCCCGGTCTAGTTAAACGCAGACAAGAGGAATATGCAAATTGCTCGGAACGCTAAACTTAAAATTGATTGCGATTGTGATTGCAGTCCTAACGACATTCTTTGCTGGATGGACTGTAAACGGGTGGCGATACGAAAAGAGAATAGCTCAAGAGAGAATTGCTCAGGAGAAGGTCATTCAAGCGAAGGAAGCAGAACATCAAGCCGCAGCCGACAAGATAAGGAAAGACAAAAATGCTCAAATTGACGCTATCAATAATCAGTTGTTTGCTGCTCTTAGCGAGTTGCGCTCACGACCCAGTCGTAGTCAGTACAGCGCCACAGTTGGACAAGATGGAACTGGGCGCTCCCTTTCTGCCGAGGATGCAGAATTTCTTATCGGGGAAGCTGCCAGAGCAGACAAGCTCCGCGCAGCACTAGACGCTTGTTATCAACAATATGACGCGGTAGTTAAGTAATGGCAGAAGATAGTCATTACAAATCTCTTTTAAAAGCAGTCACTTGGCGTATTACAGGAAGCCTTGATACTTTTGTGCTGTCTTGGATTATCACAGGACACGCTTCTCTTGCCTTCTCTATTGCGTTTGTAGAACTGTTTACCAAGATAGCGCTCTATTGGTTACATGAGCGTATTTGGCTAAAGGTGAAACTATGAATCATTGGGTGCTTGGGGAACCGGCTGCAAGTCCGCCAGCAAATACCAATCGGTAATAAAATCTTTTAGCTGCTCAACGCTGGAGCCAGCCAAAGAAAGATTCCCGTCTTTATTTATTTTCCAGAACTTATGCACAGTCATTTCGTTATCGGTATCTCCGGTAATTATTAGAACGGTAAATTTATCTAATTTGGCAAAAGCCTTGAGAAGTATCTCTTGACCTTTGCTAACCTTTTCGTTTGGTCTTTTCCATTCTCCAATAAGAAAATAGCCCCTTCTTTCCATCACCATATCTATGTTAGAAGGAATGATTTTTCCCAACATTCCAGAAAACTCCTCAAAATTAATATGAGGAGCATTAGGATTTCTCATCATGGCGAAGGAATTAGTTGTCCTTCAAACAAATAGCTACCCATGTGTCCTAAGCTGACCCAAGGTGCAGCCCATACTTTGATGCCGTTATCTCTAGCGAGCTTACAAAAATGATAATCCTCTGAAAGCAAAGTGTTATTGATTGGCTCAATGCTAGTCGTAAAGTATTCTTTAATCTCATCTGCTTTAAGAGTACCGGCTAAGTCCAATACATTGTTGGTATAGGAAGGCACTTTATCTGCGAGCTGCTCAAAGACTTGACGCTTAATCAACATAAAGCCTGTGCCGCCATTCCATATCTCTACTGGCTCATTGACTGGTACCGTTACTGAACCTGAATAATCCACTAGATTCACTACAAAAGAGCCGGTGTAATACTTGAGGTTATCGTCAGGAACATTATTGTCCATAGCCTGTTTAACGCTGCCCCAGTTGATTTCTTTCTTAGGGTAGATACCGCAAATAATGTCTTTATCCACTTCAATCATGCGTGGCATTTGAGCAGGGTTAAAACGAATGTCTGCATCAATGAACATCAAGTGAGTTGCATTACTGGCTAGAAACCCTTTAACCAAGGCGTTACGGGCGCGAGTAATCAAAGACTCATTAAACATAAAAGAGAAGGTAACATCAACGCCAATCTCGTTTAAATGCTTTTGCATCAGCACAATGCTCTGAGTATAAAAACCAGCGCACATACCACCGTACATTGGAGTCGCAATAAATAAATGCGGTCTCGGTTTAACTTCTTCAGTCATTGCGTTCTCTCTATCTTCAGTTGTAAAAGTTGTCATAATCAATCCTTGTAAGTGGGGCTGCCCGAATACTCTGCCCCGTAAGTGTCCTAACTGTCCGCTGAGGGACTCTCATTCAGGCTTGAGGAGGTCTTATCAATGGTCTCAATCATCACTCTGATTCCACCATTCTTGACCGGCTCACCCCTTATGATTTCTAAGTGGTCAACCTGAAAATCATTGTTGAATACTCCAGCATCCTCAAGCGCATCTAAGACTGCTTTGATACGGTTATCAATATCTATCTTGCGCTTGTCTCTTGGAAACAGCACCATCGTTACTTTCAATTTACTATCTCCAAGTTTAGGAACCTTGTACTCAACAACATAATCTGCAACAGCCGCCTTGAACTCCCGCCCCGCCTTTGTAATATTCATCCTTCCTCTAAAAATAGTCCGGTAGGAATTAACGCTAGGAGGGAGCGGAAGTGTCAAAAAAAACATTAGCAGCTTATCGGTTTAAAAGGACCATCAGTATTAGTATCCCAACAGCACATACCGCCGCGTCCGTCAGGCTCACATTTGGTGGCTGCAAAACAATTTGCGCTCAACAAAACAAACAATACAATCGCAGTCAATTTTTTCATAATCATTTTCCTTAAAAGGGTACATCTCCGGCATCAGGGGTAACATCTCTTGGGTAGCTTTGTTGTCCTTCGGGCTTCCAATTATCAACGGACAATGTAATGAATGGACCGTAACCCACATCCTTGACCCATCCCGCCAGCTTAATATCTTCTCCATTAACTCTTATCTGCCCTTTCCAATCCGGCGATTTCTCGCTTGCTTTCTTTTGATTACGAGACAAAATTCCTTTGCCTTCACTTGGTATATGCGCCATGCTATTTCCTTTGTATTAAGTGGTAACGGGCAAAACTCTTTCCGTTTTGTTTAACATCTTCAGTTCTAATGTTGTGTCCAGACTTCCTTAGCACCTCAATATGAGCAGCCAATCTCATCGTTCCTATATGTTCCAAGGCTTCTAGCGGCGTCAATGGTCGAGTCTTCAACCAATGCAGCACCGCATCCCTTTGGTTCATCCCTGCGGGGACTCCATCGTAACTTCCGCTTCCGTAGTTGATTGGCTGCCATGTTCCTTTGGGCTTTCCTGTACTCCCTTAGGCGCAATAGCCGCTAACACTTGAGACTTCTGCACAGCGCTCATAACACCAAGGACAATGTAGTTCGCCTTCTTGAGCGCGTCAATCTTTGCGTGCTTCTCATCCTCTTTGATTTTTGCTGAGTCTCTGATACGGACAAATAAATCTGCGTAAGCAGCAATCCATCCTTCAATCTCTTCATGCTTTGAATAGATGGTGCCGTCCGGTAGCATGAGGGCATAAGTAGGAGCGCTAGGCTCTACATCAACCGTAATGCTTACTGGGTCTTCTCTAAGGTTTTCTATGGTAATAGGAGGAGGCGTTATGTTTACCTCTCCCCGCCCCATAAATTTTTCATTTTTTGGCGTGTCAAAGTCTTCGACTTCTTCAGGCGTATAGGTGCCAATGACACAGCCCGGATAGATAGTTCTAATACCTTCAGAGACTACTCGGGCGCGAAGCATAGCGCGTGGATACTTTTCCCATCCGCCGCCAGACTTGATTAAGCCAATCTTACGAGCTTGCTCAATCGTCCAAGAGAGTTCCAAAGAGCCGCCATTGGGGTGCGTGAAGATTCCGGTTACATTTTGGTCGGTATAAATCTTCCAATCGACTTTTCCTCCGGCGGCTTGGAACCTCGCTAGCATAGCATCAGCTTTGAGCGCGGGGCGCCCTTGGATGATATGGTAATCCCTAGCTGCGGTAGCCGGATGTAAACCTTCCGCCTGAGCCACAGCCATTAAAGCCAATACGCTATTGGTGTCCTTCATGCCAAATAGCCCTGATTTAGCAATAGCCTCAGCCATGCTCTGCATCTCTCCAAACGGTACGATATTAGACATGAATCATCTCCGATAAAGTGTAAATAGTGTCAATGACTGAACTTACAGCCATAATCCAGACTGCTATATCAATATTATTCATTTGACTAAGAACCGGCGTGAACCCGGAGCCTCCATAATGAATTGGTCGTATATGTCTGGCATAGCGGCTTTAAATAAATCCGCCTGAAAGCGCTTAGAAGCCTTGCTAGCCTTCCAAGTAGCCAACACCTTGCCATCCACTCCTAAAAGCTCTGAGCCTTCTCTCATAAAGCCCTGTAATGCCGTCAAGAGCTGCTCTTCGGACTCTTCCAGCTCTTTAATCTGCGCCTTGCAACTTTTAAGCTGGTTTACTGCTCGCTCTACTTGTGCATTGGCATAGACTGTTGAGCCGTTATCCTTGGAATAGATGAGTTTGGTCTGCTCTGTTGTCTCAGGGTCTAGCGGGGTATTGGTCTCTACTGCTCCCCAAAACCTAGCCATGTCCTTTATCAGCGCTTCCTTTTGTTCCGGCGTGATAGTGAAATCAAAAGTGCAAAACTCCTGTCCACCAAAGAGGACTGCAAGTACCACTCTATCAACTTGGTGAACGGTTGCTTCGTGGATAATTTGCGCCATATCCGCGTGAGGAATAATGTTAGCTTCCGCATCAAACTTGTTGCGGACGGCTGCGTTGTAATTCTTAGCCTCCACAAGAGTTCTGCCATCGGCGCTAATAAAATCAAAGTGAGACCGTAGCCAAGTCTCTTTAGGGTGCGTAAGAGCATAAGGGGCTTCCTTGAGTTCGAGTTTGAGTTTGTCTTGTGCTAGTCTTCCGATTACGGGTTCCATTACATGACCCATACGGACTGCCTCTACCCCGTCAAGGTTAGGGCGTTCTTTTAATCCTAGCTTCTCTAAGACCGCCTCGTTCCCTCTACCATTAGCCGCCTTCCTAGAGTCTCCAGACCACCATGCACCGTTGCGTATCTCGGGCGCGAAATCTGTTCTGTCATTAGCCATTGCGAACCTCCATCATTTTGTCTGCAAGTCTGTAACATTCAAAGGGAATTTCATTGCTATTCCCTAAATCCCCTAGAGCTAAAATGCCTTGCAATACTTGACCAGCAAAATAATCTCGTAAATCCATACCCCTATAACAATCTGCAACACTACCTCTGTTTGGAAATGCTTTCATGTTATTGCCCCTTAGCTAAGATGTTTACAAGTGCTAAGAAGTGATTGATTTGCTTACGGTAAAACTCTACATCTGCTAGCAAGTCGCTTACTTGGTCTTTAGCCATCTCAACAGCCGCATCCTGACGAGCTAATAAACCCTTCAGGCGCTCTACTTCAGCCTTGGTATAGCTTTCTTTGACCTCTTTATCCTTCAACGGAAAAGCGGGTTTTACTTTGTTTTTAATACCTACGGTTCTTGCCATGATATTTCTCCTAGTTAGGACATTATTTGCCGAATGGGATTGTAGATAAATCGTCAAGGTCGGCATCCTCAACAATCGGGGTAAACCAGTTCGCATGAATAGAGCATGAATAGTTATCGCTACGCATCACGCTAGCAAAAGAATTGCCACGATGACCCGTTACGAGGTCATATTTACGAGCTTCAGGGTGCATACAGACATGGGAGTCGTGTAGCGTTGAACAATGCAAGCAGGATACGCAAAACTTTGGTTCCGGCATATTTGAAATCATTTTTACCTCCATCTAGTTAGGACAATTAGTACGACATTACTACGATTAAAACGATTATGCAATAGATTTGCGTAATTTTTTTCTAGCCTCTATCTCGCGTTGCAAGATATACCAAAAATCAGACTTGATTGGCATTTAATTGCTCCCTCATAGCCTTTAATTCAGCCTCTAGCATCTCTATCTCAGCTTGTTGCTGGCGTAGCATGGTGGCTGTCTGCATAAATCTTTCGCCAGAAAAACCATTAGCCCTAGCTTCAGAGGCTTTATCTCCTTGAAATTCAATCAGTTCATTTACGTTCAGAGAAGTCCACTTAGGGTTTACTCTTTTCCATATATGTTCATATGTGTAGCCTAGCGCAAGAGCTTCTGCCTCGGTAAATGCGAGCCTGTTTCCATCTTTGTCGTGAAATATAATCATTTCTCTTGTGCCTTTAACATTGGTTCAATTGTTACTGTTTCCCATTTAACTTCCCCAGTCTTAGGGTTTTTCCACCCATGCTTTGTGTAGATTGCTGGATAAATACAAGACGGATGCCAATCAAATCTAGTTTCTTGCACCGCCACAACTTCTAAGT